ATTATTTCAACTTCCCTTGGGGCTTGTTGAAGTAGTGAACAACCACTAATCGTTAAGAGTGCTAATACGCTGACTATCTGCTTCAATCGCATCGAATGCCTCCTTTGTTCTAGTGTTTGCTCTTTTCTCAATCATACCAGGTTTGGCACTAGCCAATTTAGACAGATTATGACGTCTGAATATATCCATATACTCATTCATTTCTGTTTCGTATTCTTGATTTCTAACTTGTAATCCTGTTAACTCTTGTGAAGTTTTTTGAAGATTATTTTGAATGGCTTCGATTGTAGCCTTTTGTTCTTGGTCTCTTAGGTCTTGTGCTATAATTACTTTGGATTGTTCTTCTAGTTTAGTCTTCATAGGTACTACAGAGAAATTATAATACATAAACCCTATAAGTCCCATAGCTCCTATAATTCCCATCAAAATTTTCGACATAATATTATTTCTCTATTTTTTTAGCTTCTCTGGCCAACCTCTTTGCTAACATTCTTTCTACGAATTTTCTACCTTCTCTGGTACGGCCGTCGTATTTACCTTCAGATTTTTTCTTTCTTTTTAGAAGTGCTTTTTTACCCATAGCGTTTGGAGCCATATCGACTCCGCCACTTGCTACGGAATTAGCAGCAGCATCTTCCCATTGTTTAAAACTTTTATATTTCATCTTTTTATATCCATATTTGTTACATATACAAATTGTTTGGTATTTAAGTGTTTAACCTTGTATATATTTATATTGAATAGTGTATCAGCTGGTTCTGTCACTTCTGATACTATTACCTTTGTGTTCTTTTTAGCGATAAACTCAGCAGTATCTGGTGATGCTATATCGTTAACTAATATATAAGTGCCTTTATTTAGTTTATTATTATTCTCAAACCAAGCACTTTCATTAATAGTATCTAAATCCGTTTCTCCAGATTCTATTAATATACTTTTTAATCTTTCACTTGATATTCCAGTATGTTCTTTAACAAGGAATAAAGCTGCGGCATAAGATGCTAATCTGGTTTTACCAAATGGGACCTTAGCCATTAATTTCTTAACATTAAATACCAATCTATGAAATATTGTAAATGCTGATCTTTGATCATTAGTTTCAATTGGTATTTCTGTTCTATATCCATTTTCGTCAACAAGGCCTTGTTTAAAAGCTTCTGTCTTTTTAAATGGCGTTACTAAAAGTTTAAGAAATCTAATAGCATAAACCATATCTGCACCACGAGACAATAAACCTTCGTTTATTTCGTTTCGTTTATTTAATACAGTTCTCATATATTTCTTAACCTTTCCACTATATTAGTGTCCATAGGTATTTCTACCTTATCGTTTTCTTTTATAAAATGCAAAAATACTAAAAAGGTTTTCAATGCTGGATAGTGTGCTTCGTTCACTTTGAACCAAACCATTCTATCAGCAGCTTCAATGCCAAACACATTGTATATTACAATCAGGTGATTTAGGATTAATCTCTCCTGTAAATCACCTGATTGCTCATACCTCTTTAATAATCTTTTTAAGTATTTAAATCTACTTACATCCTCTATAAATTCATCCACCGAAATACATTCAGGGTTATTATAATGGTTAGCAGCAAATAGCTTAAAATTCCTACTAGTTAGTTTATCAAATAATTTCATCATATAGTTATTTATAATCAATTATTTGTTTAAAGTCGGTCCGTATACCTTAGCCTTATATTTTTTAACAATCTTTTGTACATTTCTATCAGCAAGAAACTTAGTTAAAGCAGCTTCATCACCGTAAAATTCTAAAGATGCAGGGCCAGATGAACCACCATCAAAGCTAGTTACATGCATTTTCTTAATTTTACTAATTACTTTATCCATAACTGTCATTTCAGCTTTATTAAATCCAAAGTCATCATCAAATTTATTAGAGCTATTACCTTTAACTACTTCAATACTTGCTCTAGCTTCGAAGCCTCTACGATTTCTATCATCATAGTTTTTCATATCTCTAACATCTTCTTGGACAGATTCTAATTTACCTTTCATAAGGCCTGGGAACATGTCTTCAATGTCACCTTTATCTAATCCGTATACGTCTGGATCCATTAACATTTTAACAACTTGCTTATGATCACCAGTTACATCAGCAGTACCTTTTCTGGTATCTACTTTAATTTTTACTTTAAATTTCTTTTCAGCATCTTTAGTTACTTTGGTATCGCCAATCCAGTCAACATCAACTGTAACCTTACCTTCTGATACGATTTCATCTTCTTCATCGTCAGCTTCATAATTCTTATCGATATAATCGAAGAATTCTTTTTTCTTGTCGCCTTCGAGTTCAGCAGGTGATTTAACACCAAACTTTTTAAGTGCTTTATCAAAGAAAGCTTGGTACTTCTTTTGCTTTGCAGATTTTTCTTCTTCTGACATTGTTCCTTCGTTAGCTAAGCGTAATGCATCCTTAACTTCCTTTTCATCAGAAAGACCTTTTTTCATGGCTTCGATTTTTTTAACAGCACCTGTCATATTACCGCCCATTTTAGAAGCAATTTTGATAGCAGCTTTAACTTGAGATGGGGAAAAACCTTCAGAAAGTTCTTTATCCATTTCAATAGCTTCTTCATGAAGTGCGTCAACATCTTCTTTTACTACTGAACCATCAGATTTTGCACCAGATTTCTTAACTACATGTTTAGCTTTAAAATCTTTTTCGCCTCGTGCTTTTGGCTCTTCAGGAGATTCGTTCTTCTCATGTGTATAACCCTTAGCAGATAAAGCTTTATGCTCTTCTTCGTTTTTCGCAGTTTCTTCTTTGCCAGTTTCAGGATGATACATCGCATGTGGATACTTTGGTTCTTCCTTAACTGCAGGCTTTTTACCTTCTAATACGTTCTGGACTGCTGCTGCAACGCTTAGAGTTTCTTTATCTTGCAATTTCATATTTTCTCCTATTTTATTGCATTATTAACATTCCGGTAATAGTGGTTGCAGCTGCAGCCATTACTATCCAAAATATTTTATTAATTATATTAATTGTATTTGCATTGTTTACTACGATGCTTTCCACTTTGTCTATTCTATTTATAAGTAAAACAATCTGCTCTGATTGCTGTTTAGAAAATGACGTAAGTGTTTGAATCTTTTCTTCAGCTCTAGCAAGTGCAATAATTGCTTCAGACATTCTATCAATTTTTTCTTCTATTCTATCTAGTCTTAAAGCAGCTTCAGCTCTTTGTTGAGATGCGGTGTTGCTATTTGGCATGTTTTATAATCCTACAATGTAAGGTAGTTTTACCTTTTATTAGTCTGTGTCTTTCTCCTAATGGTATATAAAATACCATTCCCTTTTCTATCAGCCAAGGTAAACAATTTTCGTATTGAAATTGCCATCCTTCACCGTTTAATACTTCTACTTCTCTTAACTCTTTATCTGAGTGCCAAACATATTCTGCATCTTCTTTATCTAAGAAGAACGATCTTTCGATAGTAGTACTGTTTAATACACTATCGATATATGGATTACCAAAAATAGTCTCCACCACCTTTAAGCCCCAAGTCCTTTGCATACTTTGGTAATCTACATGACCAGTATCCTGGTGATAGTTTATCCGTTTTAGTATCGCAGTTATGACGAGATGCAAAGTTTCTTGCAGCATCTCTATCGTTTATTTTAGAGGTTAAACCTCCCTTTTCGTCGCCAAAATTAATTTTCTTTACGTTTCCAGTTTTTGGATTCTTAACATATACAACATATTTCTTTGGGCCTGAGCTTCTGCTTGGTTTATTAAGTGCTGGCTCAGGAGCCTCGATCATAGGTTGCTCTAATGGAACATTCCTACCTTCGTATAGTCCAAATCTTTCATCGATGTGCTCTAAAAATTTATGCATTATCCGTACATCTTCGCGAATTTTTTAAGGTCAAGTGTTTCAAATGAACCACTATCATCAGTAACTTTAAATCCTAACTTACCTTTAATTATTACAGGTTTAGCGGTATATGTACTCAGTTTACTTCCATTAGAACGCTTTAAACCAGAAATTTCAGAACCGTATATTGATAAACTTTTCATCTTCGGTGGTTTAGCTTCATTAACGTCTTCTTTAATTTTACCTTTAACTAAATCGTCAAGGTTACTATCTAACCAGTCAATGAATTCGTCTTCATCGTCTCCACGAATCTCACCACTGGAACTTGCCCAATTACTGAGTTCGTCTTCTGCTTTCTTAGATAGCTCTAGGTTACCACTTTTTTGTGCTTTCTGAAGTTCTCTTTTGTGTTTACGAACTATGTCTTGAATTTTCTTACCTTCTTCAACTGTTTCTTCTTTAATCAGCTTATCTACATTCAGGCCAGATTTAAGATTACCGTTTTTATCTACTGCTTTAGGATACATTTTAGCAATTAAGTCGTTATAACCTACAAGTATATTTAATATATCAGCTTGAATTTCTTTTGTTGAAATACTTTTGATTACCTTTTTAACTGCACCAAGGTTGCCTTGATTAAGAGCACGAGCTACTGCTTGATAATCTTTTTGATCTTGACCTGTTTCTTTCTTAGAAAGTCTTGCTACATTTTTCTGGGCAAGATCTAGGTCTTGTGCGTAGTTTTCGCGAATTGCTTTAAATAGTTTCATTTTAGTTTCCTTTAATAGTTCTTACTACTTTACTTATAATCATTTTAGTAGCAGTAAAATATGCCCAGCCATATCCGTAAAAAATATGAAAGGTATGATTTTTTTCGATAGCGGCTTTACTACCAAATTTCTTAGTCCAATTATCAACGTATTCACCTTTATATCTTAAAACAGCATGGGACATTTTCCATTTGCTTGGTCCTACACAACATATACCGGCTTGGTGTGTTAATAACATCCACCACATTTTTAAATGGCTTTCACCACATAATCTATAAAGAATAGATAAAGAATAATCTTCACAGTCTCCTACGAATTTACCTTCTGCATCTTCAGAATATATAATTTTCCATGCATCAGCCATACCGTACTGAGTTTTATCCTTTCTGTATTTCCATTTACTGTTAAATGATGATACAATTTTATCTCTTATTTTTACTTCTTCTTTATTCATTTTTTTTGTCCTTTTATCCACTTAACTGCTAATGAATTTTCTGGTGGTTTCTTAGCCCACTGTTGTATATCCTTATAAGCTTCTAAAGTAGATGTGTTAATATCTGCATCTGTTGAGTTATCTATTACTGTCATTCTATTACGAAAAAGCCCTTGGAATTTACCAATGTTTTTCTGTACTGATTTCCACATTTTTTCTACATGCTCATCTGGTAATACTCTATCTCTGCTTTTATTTCGTGCTAATGCAGTTTCTAAATCAGTATTAACAAATATCATATGTACAGCATATCCTACAGCTCTAAACTGATCAACATTATCTTTTATTTTAGCGTAATCTTTACCAGTTCCATCTATAACTACTCCTAATCTTCCCTTTAAAGCTAGGGTTAACTGTTTACCAGTAATAGCCTTAGCTTTGTCTCTTAATGCTTGCCCTTGTGCAGAAAATATATCTTCTGCGTCCATTGTAAGCCCAGCCTTTTTAAGAGAATTTTCATAATTAGTATCTGAGTTTATAATTTTAAACCCTAATGATGCTAATGATGTTTTACCTACAACAAATGATTTTCCAGAACCTGGACCACCTGCTAGGAATACTGCTTTAAAAATAGAAGGATCATTAATACCTTCCATAATATTATAATGTTCTTTAAAACTATCCACCGAACTCATGACCTGCAACTCTTTTCATTTGCTTATTAAATTCTGATTGTGATGGTTTAGTCTTATATAACTTAATAGATAAATGGTCTTTTTCTTTACCTTTAATTCTCCACTCATAACCTTTTTCTTTGTGCTCAGGCTTAGTTGTTTTTACGACTCTTCTTTTATATCCTGCTTCCCAGGATTCGCTTTTCTTTTCTCTAAGCTCTTTAAATGTTTTCATTTTTTAAGATCGTACCTAAATGATTTATCTTTAGCTTGGCCAGCTTTAGTAATACCATATCCAGCCATTTTTGCTAATTGCTGTAACGCTGGCCAGTTTTTTTCACCTTGGTTTTTTCTTTTGGCTTTCAGCATATCATTTTTTATTTTATTAAACAACGTATCAATCATATCCATATCGGACATCACTAATGGTGCTTCGTCAAGATTAGATTGTTCCTTAAAAGTTTTCATATTAATCGTCTGACATTGTTATAGCAACTGTCATTAAATTTTTATCAGTTAGCTTTTGTTTGTTTATTTTTAAAAACTCAGAATTCTTCATGTATTTTATCATGTAAGGAAATTTCTTTTCTGCGTCCTTTACTGACATAAATTCATGTCTGTCAGTATCAAAAAACTTTGCGATATCCTTTTGGAGTTTTTTATCTTTCATAGTTTTAGCAAATGCTTCAGGAGATTCAGGTGCCCACCCCTTTTCATTGAGTTGACTATTTTCTCTTAATTCTTTAAATGTTTTCATTTTATCCTCTTACTTTTTTAGCCAAATCGGCATCGGCTTTACCCCAGGTTCCACTGGATTTTGTTACGAATGAATTAACTCTTGCTAATCCCCATTGTACTGCAGTTGTTCCAGGTCTGTGTCCTGTTTTCCAAGCTGCAACTCCTCTATTAAATACTTGCCTTAATATACCTAATGGCATTCCAGACTTATCTGCTTTATCTTTAAGTGCTTTGTCAGGTGCTGAAGCTTCACCAAACATATCTTTAAATTTCTTAGTATGCTGTGAAGGTTTTGTTTCTGCAGATTTATCGCCTGGAGCTGGCTTACTAGATTTTTTCTTAAAATGAGCTGCTCTCTTTTGCTTAGTAGACTTAGCCATTTCATCGCCTTTAGCATCCTTAGCATAATAAGCTTTAGGTTGACTTCCTTTACGATCGCCAATATCTTTATCTTCAGCTTCATTAAAAAATGCTTTAAAATCTTTCATTTTATTTTTTTGTTCCTTTAAAGTCTCTATCGTAGTATTTTGCGTTTTGACCTTTAGGCCTTGAACTAGCGCCTCTTCCATAAGCTCTATCTAAAGCTCTATTACTACCTTTAATTCTGTTTTTTACTTTACGAGCATCTCTACTAGAAATTCCTAAATCAGAAGCTCCTGGTAATTTTTGTCTATCCTTTAAAGCTTTATCTCTGTATCTAGTAGCTAAAGCTGGAGATATTTCCTTTACTAGCTTATCTCTTAATTCTTTAAATGTTTTCATTAGTGTATATTAACTCCTAATTGTTTTAATCTTGCTACGACAATATCGTTTGCATCCTTACCAACCTTTCCAGTTTCTGGATGTAAATCGTCTAACAGTTCATCATCGTAAATAAACCCTGCAATAGTATCTAAATAGGCTTGTGATTTATCGTCTCCTACTACTATATCCTTGCTTTTTCTCATGAACATTACAAGTTGCTGTGCAATCTTTTCAGCCTCATCTGGGTTATCAGAAAATATACCGAATTCCATCGTTCCTTCTAATAATTTAGATCTTAATTGTTTAAAGTTCATCTTTAAAATCCCTAAATGATAATTGTTTTTTTCCGTTTTTCTTCTTTTTCTTCTTAGGAACTTCTTCGCCTGGTGTTACCTTTGCGTACTTTTGTGTAACTTTGTCTTCTCCAACTCCGCCACAGTTTTCAGCTAGTGCAATATCGTCAAGCCATACTCTTTTAGTTCCAGATTCAAGTTGAATAGTAACATAGTTAGAACCAAGCATTTTAATACTACCTTGTTCATTTGTTTCTTTTACAGTTACTGTATCTCCTACCTCAAATAAAGTTCCGTCAATATATTCTTCTCTTGTTTCTGACACTGGATCTAATTGAATATGTTGTCTAAAATTATTAGATTCTTTCAATCCCATAGCCTTTCGTAACATATTAAATAGGCCTTGTACATCCTTATAGCTTGATGGAACACCTTTAGAAAATGAACTAAGATCGTTGTCCTTAGCTGCTTTTCTCATTTTAGAAGCTGACATTCCAGATACATCATCTGAATCTGGATCTCTTTGTCCAGCTGAAATAACTTTTATTCCACCTTCAAATTGATAGAATCCATGTCTTGCGTCAACGCCGTTATATTTATTTAACAGTATTTCAAATTCTTTAACTCGATCATCTCCTGCAACCATAGAAACTTTAGTGTAACCTTGATCGTATAACGATACTGCTACGTCCATAGCTGTTCGTATTCCCTTATCTGCCATAACACTTCGTGCATGTTTAGGAAACATCTTTCTTAATATCTTAACTTTTGTTTTAAAATCAAATGGATTTTTATTTGCATCTTGCGATTGAGATGCGTAAATTCTATATGAACCCTTTGATACTTTCTTTAATTTATCAAATAGTAATTCATGTCCAGTAGTTGGTGGATTAAACCTACCAAACACAAAGGTAATATCCTTTGTATCTTCTACTAAATAACTTTTAAACGACTTAATCTCCATCACTTCCCCATTCTATCTAATACTGATTGTTCAGCTTTTTGTTTTTTTAACTTATCTCTATCTGCTTGTTTAACAGAAGGAAACAGTTTTTTAGCAATCTTTTTAATTGCACCTTGTTTTTTGGCTACTTGTTTTTCAAGTGAAGCCCTTTGAGCAAATCCTAAATCAGCTTTAGTTTTGTTCTTTAAAATCTTTTTAATTATTAGGTTTTTGGCTTGTTTTTCAGCTCGTTTCTTAAGCTGTTCAGGGGAGGCTAGTTTTTTGGCAGCTTTCTTTTTACCAAGCATAATCTTAGCTTTGTTTTTTCGAGCTGCAGCTTTCATCTTATTACGAGTAGCAATAGACAAAGCTTCGTTTTTTGATGTGAACTCTTTAAAAGTTTCCATATTTCCTCGGTAAGTATCCCATTAGCCTGGATTCTGCCAGCCTTTTATAATATTTGGGTCAAAGTTATTGGTTGAAAATTCTAATCTGTCAACCAACTTGACCGCGCCACCTTCCATACGATCTATTGCAACAAAACCTTCTGGGTTGGTTGCTTTAAATCCGGTTTTAGTCTTAAGGAACGTTCCTATATTGTTAAGACCATTTAGTTTATTTATAATAATTAATTTTGCATCCACCACATTATTCTGTAAATTAAACACTTTTTCTAAGTTTTTTTGGTTAGATTTACTAAAAAACTTTAATAATTCATCTCTTTTATTAATTTGAGCGTCTTTACCTTTTTGAGATGATCTTTTATCAATTTCTTTTTGGTATCTATTATTAACCCAAACAATTAATTCTGCTACATGTCTTTTAGTATCTTTAATTCTTTCGTTAGCTCTTACCTTTGTGTTATTAAATGTATTAATCACAAGGTTTAATTCCTTATTAGATTCTATTTCTTTTAATGTAGAACCTGATATTTGTTTAAATGTTTTACCTGCTTGAGATAAATGAGAAGTTACTTGTTCAGTTTCCTTCGCTGTAAATGTTGCTGTACCTGACATATCAGGAAGTGTTGCATCGACCATCCAAACATTTTTTGATGGCTTTAGTTTAGGTACTATTTCCTTTCCAAACTCAGCTGACATTGTTTCAAATGTAGCACCGGTATAAACCGTATGCCATACTACTCCAACTTTTGCAGATGTAATATCTTTAGCAAGTTGACTACCAACAGGTACTGCATATACAATTGTATTTGGATGGAACGTTATATGTTTTACGCCACCAATATTTTCTGTTTTTAAATCGCCTTTATCAAACATAAAATCACCTTGTATAACATTAGTTATTCCAAGATCTTTGAAAGTGTCATAGGCTAATTTTAATTTTGTAGATAAATCACCTGAAGTATCAGCATCAATATCAGCATGTGATTTATATACTTTAGGATTTGCATTAAATATACCTTTTTTAGCAACAAAGAACTGGCCATCTCCTGGATCAATTCCAGCAAATACGGCGGGAGCACCGTCCCATTTAACAGTAACGTCTACAGCTGATTTAGCGCTACCGCTTAACATATCCCTTAGTGATCTTAGGGCAAGGATTGCTTGGCGTGCTCCCTTAACTCCACCGTCTAAAATAAGATCCTCAATATGTGTCATATGAGTGTTCTTACCTGCGGCTTCGGATAAGTTTTGTTTAAATGATTTCATTCTATTTTCCTAATTTAACGTATGTACTTGAATCTAGTGTTGCAGATCCAGCGTAATTTACAAATTGCGTTACAACGGCATTAGCTTTTCTTCCAGTGTTAGTATCAATATAGTAACATACGTATAATGAACCAAGTTTAGCAGATACCCAGAACCAATCTTTTTGATCTAATTCTGCATAAAATTCTTTATCAGTAACGTTTGGATAAAAGTGTTTAAACATTGTATAGAATATTTTAATAGATCTTTTATCACCCTTTTTAATCTTCTGTGCTATTTTTTTAACACCCTTAGCATGATCAGGAATTATTTTACCAGTTTCTCTTTTTATAAATTCTTGAATAACACCCCATGATAATCCACCGCCTCTTGCTTTACTGCCTTTGATTTCAGCCTTTACTGCTTCACCATTAGCGTTATCCTTAAGGTTTAATGCACCTGTATCGTACTCAATAGTTGCACTCTTTGATGACCAAAAGTTTCCTCTGTTGGATTCTAAGGCAACCTTTTTTAGTTTATGGTTATCTGTGTCAGGTGGATATTCGTTATTATATTCTTTTAATGGTGTAGGGAACTTTAACATTGGACCTTTAAGTGATATACCAACTAATCTTCTATCATTAAAATGTTTTAATATTGCTTTATTTAAAGCTCCAACTGATGATGTTGGTAATTCTTTATCAACGTTAAAATCTGTTGATAACGCCCACATATCGCCTGGGTTCCATTTATCGTCCTTTAAAGGTTTAAATCCATTATTCTTATATGCTTGATTTTTAAGTGCATATATTTTAATCATCTTAGCATCGCCTCTATGGAATGTCATACTTTTATTAATATAACCTTCCTTAACTAGCATTTTTGCAATGTTGTATGATGATGATACCCAAGCATCTGGCGAGGAAAGTATAGTTTTTAGATCGACATCTACTTTTACTTTTCCGTATGCTGCTTTAAGAATATCATGAGTAAAAAATTCTTCAGCCTGTAACCCATGGTCAAGCATTGCTTGGCACATTACAGCTTGATGGGATTCATTCCTAGCAGTATCTTTAGTACCAGACCCTGCCCCAGAAACTCCTCCACCAAATACCTCTGACTTTTTAAGTTGAGATAATGGAATCATCTTATCGCCAAAAACAAATGAAATGTTTGATGGTGCTTGCTCGAATGCGTTTAATTTTTGGAGAGCGTCTTCAATATCGGTTACAATTGCTGTACCGCCTTTTTTTAATTGAAGTGGATCACGATTTTTAATAAGCTTTCTAAGAATATCTATTCTAGCTTCACCAGTATTACTATTTGGTTTCTGTAGCTCATTTTTATCTAAGGCAACGCCTTCTTTAATTTCAGTAAATCCATCTTTAAAACTATGTATGAACTTCTTCATAAACTCTCCTGTATAAATACAATTCTATTTATAAGTTATTAGTCGCCGAAAAATGGATTTGGTTTAATTCTTCCCTTTTCGTCGTATGTAATAACACCAATTTCATGAAGTTTATCAATCATTCGTTCAGAGCCTTCACGTACTCCAATCTTATAAGATGTGTATCCTACTCCAAGTATAACAAATGTAAGTATGAAATATATTTCCATTATACATCAACTCTAAAACATACACATTCATAACCTTTATTAGTCATGTCTTCATAGAACATTACTGCATCTTCTTTAATAGCAAAAAGATATTCTGCTACTAAATCGTTATGTTCATCAACTGCTACTACTTTCCAACTATCCATTATCCAGTCCTCATGTACTTTTCTACTGGTTTGAGCTCAATAAACTTTCTACGAGACTTTGAAAATTGTTTCATAGGTGATTTAAATTGAGTATATTTTTTAGTTCCAGTAGCTTTAAAGCCAACACATTGGCCATGTTCGTTTAAGATATATGTATGATTAGGAACTTTATATCCTACGTCATCCCAATTAGTTATTTCTTTTAAAGCCTTATACTTTGTAGACATAAACATCCATCCTTTCTGCGTGTCTTAGTGGAAGAGACTGATCATACGCTCTAGGATGTCTACCATCAGCTATTGCGTGTTTTGTTCTTGGTCCTCTTCCTTGACACTTAACTCTATACCTAATTGATTTACTAGGTGGCGTTGATGACCATCCACTATTAAATCGATATTCATTCATCCTGTCGGTTTCTTTAGCCATTTTGTTAATAGCTTTAATTGTATTTCTAACTGTTTGAAGTTCTAGCATATCTCCAGCTGAGGCTGTGTATGCTGTCATTACGTGTGAGTTACTGTTATTCATATTATACTCCGTGCGTCATGTGGTCATAGCAGTCATCACCGTTTTCCGATAAATCCTTTCCGCATACACATTTTATTGATTCTTCCAGCGTTGGTGCACCTACCATAGATCTTATCTGATCTTCTGTAAGTACTTGCTTTCCGTCTACGATTGCTTGTTCAGCTAATAGTTTGATTGATTGTTCTAAATTCATTATACCGCTCCTGTCCATCTGATTGTATAATCTTCGAAGATATTTCCTCTTGCGAAGTTTGTGGCCGGTGCTTTCCATGATTTAGCCATTAATATATCACCTTCTTTAAATCCTTTAGTAGGTTTAGCCACAATGAATGAATGGGTTGAATGCCCAGCACTAATTTTAATATAGTTTCTTCCTACTGTGTAAGATAAGCCTTCACAAAATTCATCGAACATTTGATCTTTGATTCTATCATCGCCATCAAGACATCTATCTTGATATCTGTGATAGTCAGCTTTAATTTTAGTTAGGTAACTAGCTAGTTCGCTAACGTTCTGTTCGTGAAATTTGTTCTTCATAATTTGATTCCTTATCATTTAATATAAGTATATTATACCAGGACCAGACACAATTGTACAGGGTTTTCTGCATTTATTTGCAAAATAATTAGCCTAAGTATCACTCCGAAGAGTATATCTTTATACTATTTCGTTATAAGGGAACACTTTTGATATAACTTCACCACAAATTTTAGCAATCTCTATATGTTCTTTTTGAGTGCCGTGTGCTGACCTCAATTGAATATAGTGAATCCATGATCTAAGAGTACCATTAACGTACATCCTACTCATAGTTAATCCTTCTGGTAATACTGCTCTGGCCTGCTCTTTTGCAATACCAGCTTCAATAGCCCAATCATATGCTTGTCTGCACCTTTCGATTATTACTTCTTGGTACGATTCCCAAACATAATTAATAGAATCTTCTTGGTTTAATTCAATAGAATTCTGTCTATTTTTAGTATCTTGCATCCTAGCTTCTCTAGTAGTAAATTCTAAATCCTTAGTGGGATCAGCATACCTTTGAGAAAATTCTTGGAATGAAAAAGATCTGTGTCTTAAAATTTGTCGTGCGATATCTCGTGTAGTATTAATTTCCATACAAACTGATACCATTTCTAATGGAGACCAATGTTGATTTTTAATTAAATACTTAACAAGTTTTTCTGATGTTTCATGACTTGATTGGTTTCCAGGATTGGACACTCGAGCACAGTATGAAACTAATTGAAGAAGATCCTCGCCCGTTGTCGGGGCGAGGTCCTCTGAGGGTTGCGAATATGATATAAGACTCACGTTCATGTTTTATTTCCTTAAGATTCTTTCTTAACTAAAGTATATACACCCCATGCAAATCCAGCCCATGCTAGTAATTTAGCAACTCCGCCGAATAGGATTACTGATCCACAAACAACACATAGTGTAGTTCCGTCCCAAGTAGTTCTTTCCCCAAGTCTTGCACTTACGTAAGTTTTAATTGTATTTAACATATATTTTCCTCTATATTTTAAACTCTGAAAAATCCTTGCCTTCAGATTCTCCGAATTTGTTTATTGGTTTATCAGGAACCATATCTGACATAATATCAGTTTGTGCTTCCTCTTCTACGTCATAAAGTTTCATACGAGATCTATCGACCCCAATAACAAAGCGTTTATACTTTGTTGGATCATTATAACGATTTTTCAATTGCTTAACGAGTATTTGTCCTAACTCTTCAAGCTCCTCTGTAGATATTAACGCAAACATTAAATCAGCCGTTGCCGGTAGACCAAACGATTCCGAAGTATCTTCTAATCCAACATCAGTATTACTGAAGCCAGATCTCGTGGTTTGAGTCGCACTCACGATTGGTACATTAAACTCTACTGCTAAGCCTCTCAGCTCTTCAGCAATTGCTTTAATGTATGAATAAGTATTTATGTTTCCACCAAGGCCTTTCATACGAGAAGAGGCACAAATATTCAAATAATCAATATAGATTATATCGGGACTAAAGTTCTTTTTAAGCTTTAATTCGTTTAATAATGCTCTAAAATGGCCAACATGAGCTGCACCTGTGGGATATTCCTTTACAATTAATTTACCAACATGTCCCTTTGCAATCTTTTCAATCTTTTGATTAAACACATTCTGTGGTAAAGTATCTAATTGTTCTATTGGAAAATTCATTAAATTAGCATCGACCCTTTCAGCAATTCTTTCTTCAGCCATTTCCATTGTAATGTACAATACGTTCTTTCCTTCAGAAATATTTGCAGCTGAACAGTGACACATAAAGAGTGATTTACCTACACCAGTACCAGCAAGACATATGTTTAAACTTTTCTTTGGTAAACCACCTTTGGTAATTTTATTAAAGTAATCTAAATCAAATGGTATACGCTCTTCGACTTTGTTATAGAAATCATAACGCTCTTCTGAATTATCAATATAATCGTGGCCAATATCTTGATCGAATGATACGCCTAATGCTTGAGATAAAATATCAGGTATTGCACCTGCTTGTAACTCTGGCTTTTTACCATCGATGATTTGAATAGAATCCATGATTGCACCATAGATTGCTTTTTCTTGACACCACTTTTCTGACTCTTTAATTAGCCATTCTGTTTCAATGTCAGATCTTTCTTTAATTTCTGTGATTAAGTGTGATGATCTATTAAGTAAATCATCTGGTGCTTGCACACCAGTTAATTCAATTTCCAATATTTTACTTGTAGGTAGTTTATTGTGTGTACTTACAAAATCTACTATAAGATCAAATACTACTCGATGTTCGCCTTCAAAATATTCCTTCTTTAAAAATGGTATTACCCTACGGCAGAATGACTCATCATTAAGTAGATGATTGAGTACGTGTGTCGGTATTTGCGTTGATATGTCCAATTTGTCCCTTCTTTTTTTCCAATGAATCAGATATAATATATGTAAGTACGTCGCCTAAATGATTGTTAAACTCTTCGTTTTTATTAAGTTCTTTATCATTAAATTCAGCTGGATCAATACAGGTCCAAGTAAACTCTAAGGTTCCAATATCAAGTGCTTCATCTTCTTTTATTGAAACCTTTCCATAAACAACTGTAACGTCTTTGTACTTTCCGGTTAAAAGCTTTACTCCGTAGAAATCTGATTCAGGATTTTCTACTAATGTAAAATCGCTATCTGATATATTATACATCATCTTCCTCTGAAAGTACAGTGAAATCTTCGTCCATTGCAATTAATGGCTTCTGGCCTATTTGATAATGGCCTTTAATAAATTTCTTAAAATCAGTTCCTTCAAAAATTGGAGTCCAAAATTCTTGATCAAGAGTATCTTTTTCTCTTACCTTTGGATCTAACAACTCACCTGTTTCTCTATCAACTCTACAGTACCAACCATTGCTTGGTTTAGCAACATAATTTCCAGCTAGAGCTACATCGAGTAAGCCACTGTATTCTGAAATACCACCTTCCCATGTTACACTAATTGGAATCTTAGATTTTTCTTTTACAAACCTTGATTTTTCAACATTAACAACAAAGTCATATCCTTTAACTTCGGATCCTTTTTTGTTCTGCCTTCTACCAATAATCCAAATGTTATCAGCTGAATAGTAGATTCCAGTACCACCTGATACAACTGCTTTAGGAAACAATCCAATTTCTTGGTATGTATGATTAACAGCAAGTAAAGGGATATTCTTCATAGTCAGATAAGGAGTGACCATTCTGAATAATCCCTTTAGTGCTTTAGCTCTTGACATATCAGCAACTGATTTTTCGTTTAATGCATCTTCTAATTCTTTCTTAGAAGCTAGGTTACCAATAGAATCGATTACGACAATAACTTTATCATCTCTTTCAATCGTATCTAATTGGTTAACTAAATCAAACTTTAGTTGCTCTACGTCTGTGATTGGTGTGTGTAATACCCTTGAAACATCAATTCCAAAGGATTCAAAGTAAGATTGTGGTGAACCAAATTCAGAATCATAAAATAGCATAACTGCATCTTCATGTTCTTTCATATATGCTCCAGCCATCAATAACGCAAACGAGGTTTTAAAATGTTTACTTGGACCTGCTAAAACTGTTAGACCAGATGATAAACCACCATCGACATCTCCTGAAAGTGCGACGTTTATCATTGGTACACTAGTTGAAACTATATCCTTTTCACCAAAGTATATTGATTTTTCTAGAGTATCTGTACCTTTAATTCTAGAGTTCTTTTTAAGTTTATCCATTATGCCCATTATTTTCCTCCTCGACCACGTTCAGGTCTTAATTGCATTGAGCGTTCTTTTTTGCGCCATCTGGCTAAAGCTTCTGCTTTTTTCCTTTTCTTTTTGGCTGTTGGTTTTTCGTAAAACTCTTTTCGTCTTACATCTTGAAGAGTTCCAGCTCTTTCAACTGCCTTTCTGAATTTTCTAAGAGCAACATCAAATGGCATTTCTGATGCTGGCCTTTTATCTTTTGGGTGCCTCTTACGAGGTCTTAAATCTACACTTGGCATAGTTCTCCTTGTTTAATATAGTCTATTATACCATATTTTGGTTTAATTGTACATGGTTAAATTGAATATTTTGTTCTTTTTCTCTTTCGTCTCTTTCATATTGAGATCTATACGTATTGTTTATCTCAATTGCTTTGGCCAAAAGAGAAAGCTCATCGCTGAACTTTGCAAAAGCCAAAGTATCTTTAGGAAAACATGCACCACCGTATCCTTGCTTTCCATCAAATCCTGGAACCTTAGTATGCGAAGGTGCAATTCTATTATCAGCACCAACTGCTTTAATAATAGTATTGAAATTGACATCGCCGTTAGTTCTACATAGATCGTAGAGCTGATTAAAGAATGTAATCTTAGTTGCTAGGAATGAATTGATTGTGTATTTAACCAAAGAAGCTTCTTCATGGTTCATATGATAAGATGGGCATGGTGTACATAAACTATATTTTTCGTAGAATTCTTCTAACCTTTTAGTATTATATATGTCTCCACCAAAGATATGAAACTCAGGATTTACAAATTGTTCACATGCAGACTTTTCTGTTAAAAATTCTGGATTATACACAACGTTATTCCAAAATTTGTATTCAGCTATTACATTTGGTGTAACAGTTGATTTAATAACAATTAGTGTTTCCTTTAAGCATTCATCAAGATTATCCATTACAGATTTTAAAATACTGCTATTGATATTACCATCATCGCCCATAGGTGTAGGAACACACACGAAAATTAAATCAGGTTTCCAATCTTTTAATTTGTATTGATCATTATCAGTATGAGCATACTTTGGATCTAAAATTCTTTTTTCTACTTGCTGATTACTAAATCCATAATCAACTGCTTTACCTACAAAACCATGCCCTATAATTGCTAATCTCATTATATATTACCATCCCAGTTTAAGTCTAATTGTTTCATTGTTTGCGTTTTATAATCATCTTCTAATACATGGTGGTTTGCAACCCAACCAAATTTAGTTAAAATTGTTGGATCAGCACATGTATCTTGTCGTTCACCAGTAACTTCTTTTAGTGGTAAATTATTCTCTGGCCAAACTTTATCAGCCATTTCTTTTACTGTAACAGGTTTACCATTACCGACATCAATTGCTTTATTGTGAACTATCATATCAAAGTATGTTATGCAAATATCTATTGCACTGCATACGTCATCAACATGAGTCCAATCTCTAGTGTGATTAGTTAGGTATGTTAACTTTGGATCTTTTCTTAAAAGCGCATCGTATAACATATCTTCTCTGCTATCAGGACCATACACCGTATGGAATCTTAATCCAATAGAATTCTTAGGTGCTATAGCTTCCATAGCATATTTTGTAGCAGCATAAGGTGATAACCACCATTCATAAACACTTGATGATGAAGCATATATGATTGGAACATTAGCCTTTTCGCATGCTTCAAAAATATACTTAGATGCTTCTACATTAGTTTTCCAATATTCTTGTGGAATTTCATGTGATCTTCGAACTCCAGCCAAAGCTGCAAGGTGTATTACGAAATCAAAATCGCTTACAATAATACCTTCTGCATTTCTAATATCTGCAGTGTACTCTACAATCTCATATTGATCACCATACTTTTTAGCAAATCTGCTTCCAATAAAACCCTTCCTTGGTCCACTTTTGCTTCCTGTTAATAATATTCTCATCATAAAAATGCCTCCAAACTATTTTCTTCTCTTTTATAATCATAACTTCTGTTTAAATTGTTTTGAAATAAGTAACTTGTTTCAACACTATCTCTTTTACCTTCTAATACTGCTTTAACTTCTACTGCCATATCCCTTGCTGTTGCAAATGGAACATTTTGGCAAATATGATTGTAGTTCTTTTCTACATCTAGTACTTCCATATCTAAGGGTAATCCCATAATAGCTTTACCTTCAGCAACATTTAAGTATCTATCTTCAGTTGGATGAGCAATAACCTTAGGTAAATGCACAACAAATGCTCCAATATAATTAATTGGAATAATTGTACCTCTAAGCATGATTCCACCGCCTGATGCAATTTTACCTGCTTTACGTCTAGCCTTTGCAGCTTCTCTTTCAAACTGAGGATATTGATCCATCCATTCAGCAAGTTTAAGATGATCATGACCTAGTTTCATTAACCTAGATTCTACATTAATAGATTTTTCTTCATGGGAATGCCTTTCAACAAATTCAGCATGAGTACATTTAGATTCAACTTCTAGGGTATACTTATAATATGGATCATCCTGCGAAGGTGTCTTTTGGTTTAAAACTTGTGTTTGAAAGTTAGTGTTAACACCTTTAATTAGATCTTGAATCAATGGTCTTTCTTTATTATAATAGTTAAACAATGGGATCCTATCGTTAAATTCATCTTTCTTCCAAAAGAAAAAGAATGTTCTTTTACGATATTGTGGATTACCATGCTGTAAACTTTTAGTTAAATAAATCGAAAAGTTATAACCATTATCTTGGCCAATTTTATAGAGCTTTTCTCTCATAAATTTACCAATCTTTCCAGATAATCCTGGAGCATTCTCTCCCCATAATACCTTTGGTTTAACTTCCTTTAAAACGTATTCAGATGATTTTTCCATCCACTGGTTGTTTTCGTTCTGTTCACCATGTGAGTTATGGTAAGTACTTAATCCAGCACATGGACAAACTGAAGAGACAATGTCCACATTTTCCATTTTTTCAGAAGTTTCATCTAAAATATGATATGGAATATCCTTCCCTTGTTCCTTATAATAATTTAAAAGGTGCGTTTCATTAGCCATAAATCCAGAATATGTCATTAAATATTCTGGGTCTGTTCCATAAGCATCTGCTGATGCCAAAATTTCACCACCAATTAGTGGTACTATACCTGCGTGTTTCATCCGAAAAATGTCTCCAAACTTGATTCTTGTTGTTTTTTAATTGCATCTTTATAAGCTTTTGACCAGCTAATATGACAAGTAATTCTGTCTTGTCCTTTCCATGGTCCATTAGCCAATACCTTACTTTTTAGAGCAACGTAATCTGGATAAATTTCAGCTAACTGCTGATGCACTTTATTACTTAATTCGATTGTTCTATAATTTGAACAACCACCTGCAGTGTTAGTCGCTGTTACGCTAACACGATACCTTGTGGTAATCCTATTTGCAAACCCTTGAGTAAGCAATTGAAGATTAGCATCAAAATCTTGAGAGGTTTCTAACCTATCCCATATAACATTTCTTGGTAAATTTTTAGAATCAAAATAACAGTTAGTCATAATCCTTACGTTATTTTGGTGAGGCCAATACTTTAGATCTGGTACAACCCATGATGTTGAGAATCCACCGTGATAAATCTTTTCTTCTTTTATCCATTTATCGAATGTAGCAAAAGCATCGTCAAACTCTTCTTCTGTCATATCCTTGGTTTCCCATTTAGTGTCCATACCTTCAGGTGCTGGCCCTTTATATTTAAAGTACTCAAAGTCATCGTCTAAAACCATGTGCCTTGTTCCATAAAACTCATCCCAAATCCATTGCCGTGTTGGCGATAGCCTAGAAATTTCCTTAGGTAGTTTTACTACAGCATCACCATATCGCTCTCTCATAGGAGCGTACTCATGATCTTGAACTATAAACTTTACTAGTTTTTGATACTTTTCTGGTAAGTTATTGTAAGTTCTTTGTTTGTCCATCCTACCTAATGTAGGTATAATTAAGTGTTCCATTTATCCTCCGTTCACTAAATGCATTACTAAATTTTTAATTAGTAAAAATAATCCAGCACCATTTAATAAAATAAGTGCTCTATCTTTCCATAAGACCGATACTATCAACCATAGAAATATTCCTATGATACTAAGTCCTAAGTCCCATAATTGAAATCCTTCGACACCTCGTAAAGACATTGCAGCTAAAACTACAACTGAAGCTATCCATTTTATATACCAATCTAAAGTATACTTTGGTGTTGCCGATTTAAAAATTCTTTTTGAATTAGCTAATTCTTCTTCGCTATAATCACTCATCCTTTGAGATTTCTCCTGTGTATTGAAATTCGCCTTTATCGTATCGTACTTTATATTCTTTTACAATTTCACCAAGCATGTTCTGTTTATTTAGTTTTATTGATTCTGGTGCATTTAATATATGTAATTTATGTAAATCTTTTTGAAAGCTTTCGATATGATTTTCTAAATCTTCTTTAGTGTAATCTTTAAACTTAGGATTTCTTCTGTTTTTCTTATACAGTAACTGTTCATTAAATGAAGTCATACGTTATACCAACCTCCTTTAATAAATCAACCGTGTTAATTGCTGATATCTTCCATTTGTCTGGTACATCTGCAACTGTCTTAGGTGATACTACCCTCTTAACTCCAACTTGAGCTAATCCCTTTGCACATTCATTACAAACTGGTAAACCCCAAACATACATTGTAGCGTTGTTTAGAGATGCTCCAGTAAATGTAGCATTATAGATACAATTCATTTCTGCATGAACTACATAGCGATATTTTACTTCTTTATCGTTGTATCTTTCAAGTGAATCATTAACACCTCTAGGGAAACCATTATAGCCTTGTGCTAATACTTGTCCCTTTTCTCCAATAGCAACTGCACCTACTTGAGTACTTGGATCTTTTGACCAAGTTGAAACTTCCCTAGCTAGGTTTAAGTATCTATTGTCCCATTTATTGCTCATCGCTTCAAACTTCGGGAATTCCCATTTATTGCTCATCGGTTTACCAAATTAAAATGTCTTTCGTACACATGTAAGTTTTGTACTTGCCAAACAATATCACCTGGAAATACTTTTAGCATATACGCCATATCATCAAGTACTGCTTTCTGCCATGCATAATCATTACGATAACCAAAGATAACATCATTAGATCGCATTTGTACAACACAATCGAGTTTACCTTCACGGATATAATATGTAACAGAGTTTGTACATATAAAATCGTTTTTACCATTTTCGTTATATTCACACCATATACTTGGTCTTGTATAGATCATTGATGCTCTACGCGAATCTGGGTTTTGTAACAATTCAGATAGTGCCATATCAAATTGTGCACCGTATTTGTCTGAATAAATTAAATGACCATAGTTTGAATTGATTTCGCCATGTTCATTAGCAGTCATCTTCCATGCTGCAGGTGGTTCTTTATCGCTATCCAAATAGATATCATTAATGTTTGTAGATTGGCTGTTATACCAATTTAGTTCTGCATCAATGTAAGCTTTGTTTGGAACACCAAATATAGCTGGTTCATCAGCATAAAACGAAGCACCAATTAACTCGATTGTTTTACTGCCATTTCTGTCTACAGTAAATCTTTCATTACGAAGTTCGTTGTGAAAATAAGTTCTTAGTTGGTCGATTTCAAGATTCATTTTTGTTCCTATTTAAAAAGTCATTGTCTTCTGATTGGCCGTCGATACCACCTCTCATATATGCAACCATAAATGAAGCATAGTTAATTAAATCTTTACCAGAGTCTTCTAGTGATTCAAAGTTTGGGTTGTAGTCAGGATCTGATTCCATAGCTTCTAGAACTGAGAACATTCTGAGAGTTTTAGCATGGATAATGTCCAGGATTGAAGCTACACCACGAGGGTAGTAATCTGCTTGTTTAATCCTGGAGTTTGGATTTTGATAGTCATTACTTTTCTTTGCCTGAAGTTCGGCACATTCTTGTAATACTTTTAGTGATTCTTTCATAATATAACCTTTCTGTTTATAGTACTATTATACCATAGTTTTGTTCAATTGTACACACTTTTTTTGATTATTTTGGTTGATATATAATACCTTGCTCATTTAGAGCTTGCTTATTCCACAAGTGTCCTTGTTCAGTATCATCCTTAGATTGACCAAAATATGGTACTGCATGGAACTCATCAATCATTTGCTGATTAACACTTACTGGATTGTCTCCAATAAATAATTCACCAAGGATTCTACCAAATTTACCTTTATCATGTGATACTAATTTAACCTTTTGATCTTTAAGTTTTTCTACAAGATGAGCTTTACTTGCTTTACCATAGAACTTTTCTTCTAAATTTCTAGTTCTGGATTCTGGAGTATCAATACCCATCATACGAACTCTCTGTTTTCTATAAGACATACCAAAACCTAAGTCGATATCTACGTCGACCGTATCTCCGTCTACTATTCTTGTTACCTTTACACTGTATGTATACATTACACTACTGCCTTGATATGTTCCATATCGATTATTGCACCTGCCTTTCCTTCTACATCTACCGGCATAGCTTCAGGCCAAGAAAGATATACTCTATCTCCTTTGGCTACATCAACTACATCTGGTCCTACTAAAAGTACTAGTGCGGGTTTAGACCCTTTAGTCGTGTCTGCTGTTAAAATGATACCACCTGCAGTAGTATCTTCCTTTGCTGTCTCTGTTACTAAGACGTTTGTTCCAATCATTTTCATAATTATTCTCCTATTATTTATTTATAAAACATGTGATTGTTGATTATAACCGTTTGATTTAATGACTCAGCCCAATAAGGATATACTGAGTCTGCATGGTAGTGAGTTGCCCCTTCGGTAATATCGCCATACTCTCCATTCATAACAGAGTCAGCAACTAATAAAGAAAACATCCATGTTGCACTATCGACTGGGTCATCTGACTTACCATCACAGAACCAGCTAAATTGACACATATGTTTAATTGGCATAAGAGTGCCTTTCCAATTTTCTTTCCATTTTGCTTGGTATACAACGTCACAAATATTATTTGGATAACTTTGATTCATAACTCTATTTTGTACTACTTGTGCTACTGCAATTTTACCAGCAACGGGTTGATTACCAGCTTCAAAATAAATGTTTTTTGCCATACAATATTGTGCTTCTTGTAGTTCTGGATTTAATTCAATAGTATGGCCGTGCCAAGAATAGTTATGGTTATCAGCTTGTACTTTAGAACAAAGAAAAGCTATCCATAGAGGTAGGCAAATGATAGCTGTTATTTTAATAATATGTTTGTGAAAAAATTGTTCCATAATATAATCCTATATGTTGTTTTTAAAAATAAATTCAATAGCTCTTTCAGCTTCTTTATGAATTGGTCTTTTTGCATACCAATTTCCAGTGTCTGCATCAAGATCTCTAATGATATACTCAATTTCCTTAGATGTTATTGGATAACCCTTGGACATTGCGTTACCTGCTATTGAAACCATTATCTGATATAGTTTGTAATACCAACCAGCACCTGATAAAGTTTTGTATTCTTCAATTTGTTTTTTGTTTATAAAAGGACAGTCTTGATATCCTGTCCATGAAAAGTTAGTGTTATCGAGTTTTGCTTGTCGATGTTGTATAAGACCCCTTTTAATAGCTTCAGGTAACTTATCGAAAAACGATTCATTTGGTACGACGTATCTGTGTTTTCCCATAAGCTTTGCTGGGTCCATGGTAGATCCATCGTGTGAGAATATGAAATTGTAAGATCCTTTATATTTAGCTGGGACGTAATACATTCTGCTGAGGTCTTTTGTTTGGGCATCTGCGATATCTCCTATCTCTTTATTTAATGCGTACCAAAAATGTTTGATTTCATCTTTATTTATAGCTCTTGTTAGTGGAAATACTAAACGAAACTTAGGGTGTTCTTTAGTCGAGCTAGCAGTGGAATAACATACGTATTTGTATTCGCTATACACTTCAGAAATATCATCGATACTTCCAATATAATCATCTACATCTACGATTCCAAAGCCACCCCAACTAAGAACATTATCGTTTGCACGAGTTGTCTCCGGTACATAAGTTGCTGGAGATATTAGTGGTGCTGACTTTTTAGTTGGATATTTTGTACTTTCCGATAACTGATACAACACTTTTTCAAAATCGTCAAAGGATTTATATGTAATGTTTTTATCAGTTTTATTATCGTATATACTGTTAAATATCGTTAAACTTACCATGATTGCCTGCGTGTGATGGAGCGGTCCAACCTTCAGGTTTAATTAGGTCTGGAACTCCTAGTGGATTTGGCCTACTTGGCTTTTGTCCTACTTCTTTGTTCATATTAGCTTCTAGTACAGCATCCCAAGCTTTATAGGGATCAACGCCAAAAGCATCGAGTGTACCAATAGCAACAACACATAGATCAATTAAACCATCTACAATTTCTTCTGGGTCATTATTAGTAACCGCAGCTGTTGTTTCCATTAGTTCTTCTTTCAAAAAATCAACTCTAAACTCAAGAAACTTTTTTAGTTTCTCAGGATTGTTTTCAACCCATTGCCTAGTAAGATATTTGCTTTGCATTAAGTGAATATCTTCTACCCAGTTCTTAGACATTTGTAATAATCCCTTGCTTTTCTGGCACCTGAATAGGACTGCTCATAGCTTTAACTTGATCTACTAGTTCATCAACTGGTTCTACAGTAAATAGAATAAAACTATTTGGAATAGTAATTCCCTCTGCTGCCTTCGTATAAGCCATAAATGGCATGAAGCCAATTTTACCTTCACCTGCTGGAATCAAAGAATAACCATCTGTAATGGTAACTGATTCTTCATTTTGTGTAACTTTACCAACTACTTCTTCACCAGAAGATAGTCGTATTAATTTATATTCATCTTTCATAAGTATTTTCCTTTGGTACTATTATACCATATTTTATATTAAATGTACAGTGTTTATCCAAAAAACTCATCTAGCGTAGATACCTCTTTTGAAGACCAACCAATCGCATCGAGTATTGGTTCGATAGGATCTAGGAAAGTTTTTTGAAATTGGGTTTCGTGATCAATATATTTATTCAATCCAAACTCTGTTGGAAGATAATCTAGGAATGATATAACATTTTCCTTTATAGGATTAGGCGTTCTAAGATAAATGAATTTAATCTTTTCGCCGTTATTGATTTTGTTATATCGCTTACCTAGCGATAGATCATCGATTAATTTGTTGTAAAGTATTCCGCCACGAGCATGTATCGGAGTACCTTTTCTGTAAATAGTGTTTCTGTCTTGGAACGAAGTAAGATTGGTTATACCCCTAGGGAATGCAATATCGTTTGGTTCTAGTGTTCTGAAGTATTGTCTGAAATGCTCAATAGATTTTTGTACATCAGATTCAGATGAATGCATAATAACTTTGAATATTTCTTTTAGTGCTTCTCGACATGGTGCAGGTGTAGAAGATTTAATAGCTTCAATACCCATAATTTTTAGTTTAGGTTCTGCATATCGTACACCTTCGTTATCATGCACATTAAGAATGTATCGTTTCTTTGCTGTCCAAAGACCACGATCAGCAATTACTTCTCGTCCCATGACCATTTTGTTTTCGATACCACCCATGATACCATATAACTTTTTATATGCTTCTTCAAGGACAGGTTCTAGCTTTTCTCTACAGACTGTGTCTAGAAAATCAATAGGATTACTAGGGTTAACTGCTTTAACTAGGTCGTTTAAACATACATACACTGAATCGGTGTCGAT